GGTTATTCTCATGAAAAGTCAAAAAATCAGATTTTTGATTTAAAAAAAATAACTCTTAGGTGTATAGGAGGCGAAACAATTGAAAAATATTATAAATATCGAAAATAATGTTTTGTCCAGTATAGTTAACGAACTAGGTACTGATGCAGCAGTGATCAATTTCTTAGGAATTACAAATGCAACTGGTGTTGAAGTTTATCGAGGTAATGAATTTTATAGAATTTTACCACTTAGAATCTTAGATGGTCAAAGTTCTACAACTATTTCTGGTGATTTATTAACAGGCAATAATATTCATTTTAGATTAGTTTTTGAAAATAATTATTCTGATTTTTATCATATAGCTTATGATAAGTCAGAAAATTTTATTTTATCAATATATGATCATGTTGTTTGCGGTAACTTGAAGAAAATTAACCGAGGTGCCACGGCGGATAATTATAATACATATGATGATCTAAATAAATTTAAAAATGAATTTTTGAGACATTTTAACTATGGTGAATTGCGAGGTACAAAACTATGATAAATACACCTAATTATAATTTGAATATACCAGAAAATAGTGATCAATATAATGAAGAATACTATAACACAAATTTTGAAATTATTGATACGGAATTGAAACGAATTGAAGATTTAGAGGAGGATCAAGATGAGGCAAACAGATAACTATGGTTTTAATTTGCCAGAAGGCCAGGATTATTATAACAAGAATGATTATAATGAAAACTTCAGATTGATTGATGAAAAAATGAAAGAACTTGCGGATCATGCCGGCGGAGGTGGAGTTCTTGAAGAAAAAACAATATTTTCAAACGGTGTTTATACACCACCAGAAGGTGTTGATGGCTGGAATAAAATAATTGCAGCAGTATCACCAGCATTGATGAATAGAACAATTACAGAAAATGGCACATACACCGCATCACAGGAAGAGCCAGTAAGTTATGACGGATATGGAACAGTCATCGTTAATGTAAAACCTAGTAAAGTTTTAATTAGTGAATTTGATTTTACAAGTAAAACACCGTGGTATGATAAAGTTAAAAATGCAAGTTTAGGCACGTTAATGCACTATGGAACGACAACGCAAGGTGTTGGGTTAGAATTTAAGACTACCGGCCAAAGAGTAAGAACAGGAACCATATTTGATTTTAATGCTATTTACGAAATGGAAGTTAAGTTTGGAACATTTAATAAAGAAACATCACCTAACACAGGCAATAACTTTTTACTTTGTTTTTCAAGAAACAATTATGGTGCTATGTTATGTTTTAAAAACTATAATTCTGAAACAGGCTTAGGCGATTGGTGGATACACGACCAAACGAATAATAATATATATTTAGATGATGTACACGACCCATATTTCTTTGAAAATAAAACACTGAAAATATTGTTTGGTGCAAAATTAGTTGACGGAGAATTAGTGCGTGACTTTAATAGAATATATTATTATATAGATGATGTACAATTAAATACAAAAGGAGCAACAGTTGCGGGCGACGTAGATAATTCGATTGGTGTAGTACATTTAGGTGATAGGCAAAGTGCAACGTTTAAAGGTGCAGTTTTTGAAGGGTTTAAAATATGGCAATATTTCAATAAATACGAAGCGCCTGCAAGTTTAATGATGGCAGCACCGGGCGAAAGTAAATCAATAGATGAATCTGAAAGTGTAGATGAAAAATCTGTTGAAAATGAAACTATTGAAACAAAGCCTGCTGAAGAAATTATAGAAGAACCAGAAACTGAAAAATAGGTGATCTTATGGATAGAAAAGAAGAACTTAAAAAAATAATTTGTAAAGAGCATTCAGAAAATGAGATAAAAGCGTTACAATTAATAGATGAGATATTATTCATGGAAGAACAATTGATTGAATTAAAGAAGTTGCCTTTTATTTCAGTCAATCCAAAAAATCCGCTGCAGCAAAAATCAACTGCTGCAGCGAAGTTGTATAAAGAAATTTTACAACAATACAATAACAGTCTAAAATTATTATTTAGACTAGCTGGTGACATGGGCGAATCTGAAGAAGATTCACCGCTTAGAAAATGGGTTAAGGCGAGAAAAGATGTTAATTAAAGAAAATAAAATTTGGACGCCTGATAATAGTAATTTACTTTTATACAAAGCTGAAATTGATGAAGGTAAAATTTTAGTTGGGCAAGAATTATACATGGAACTTGAAAACTTAATAGATGATCTTTTCCATAACGATGATTATTTTTATGATACTGATGCAGCAAATTTAAGAATGGACTTTATGGAAAATTGTATCAAATTAACTAAGAGCCCGTTTTATGGCCAGCCTATGAAATTAATGTTGTGGCAAAAAGCATTCATTGAAACGGTTTATAGTTTCAAGATGACAAGAGATTATAAAGAGCGCAATATGTTAATAGATCGATTTAAAAAGATCTTATTATTGATTGCCAGAAAAAATGGTAAATCTGAAACGTGTTCAGCGATCGCAAATAGTGAATTTATTGTTGGTAATGAAGGTGCAGATCTTGTTTGTTCGTCAAATGATGATGCACAGGCATCTATTGTGTTTGATGCAGTAGATGCGATGCGGCGTGGTTATGATCCAGATGATTTAGACACAAAGAAAAATATTAGATTTATATTAAATAAAATTACTAACACAAAAGTATTTAAACTTAGTGACAGGACCAGAAACAAAGAAGGACGTAACATTGATTTTGCGATTGTCGATGAAACTCATGAGATGCAAACAAATGTAATTGCAAAATCAATTGAGCAATCACAATCACTTAAAGACAATCCAAAATTTTTTAATATAACTACTGAAGGTTTTATAAATGACGGTTATCTTGATGATCAATTGAAAAAAGCAAGAGCAATTATAAAAGGTGAAGATGATTCTATTTCAGCTAGTCGTTTCCTTCCATGGCTATATACGCAAGATTCTGAGATAGAGGTTTTTCAAAATCCTAAGAGTTGGGTTAAGTCTAACCCAACCTTAGGTACAGTTAAAAAATGGAGTTATTTAGAAGAACAAATTGATCTTGCAAAAACAAGCAAGGCTGATCGAATTTTTGTTTTAAGTAAAGATTTTAACTTTAAACAAAATGGAGTTGAGGCATGGTTAAATGTTGAAGATTATGACTATAAAGCAATTTATGATATTGAAGATTTACGAGGAAGTTTTTGCTTAGGTCATGTCGATCTTGCAGAAACTACCGACTTAGCTTGCGCTAAAATTTTGATCATGAAACCTGATGATAAAGTTAAATATATTTACACTCAATATTTTATACCACAGTCAAAACTTGAAGTTGAAAATGATGATCATGGTGCGGGCGCAAAATATAAAGAGTGGACAAAAGAAGGTTATATCACAATTTGTGAAGGCAATGACATTGATCTAACAATTATTGCTGATTGGTTTTATAAGTTGTATAAAAATTATGAAATCAAACTTTATAAATGCGGTTATGATCAAAGATTTGCAAAAGACTGGTTAAAAAGAATGGAAGATTATGGCTGGAGTAAAAGCGCCGGCGATGTTGAAATGGTTTTGCAGAATGCCGACACATTGAATAATGCACTGCTTTTAGTTGAAGCTGATTTGAAAGCTCAATTAATTAATTATAATCAAAATCCAGTCGATAAATGGTGTTTTTCAAATAGTTGTCTTAAGGTTAATGATAAACGTCAAGCACTTTGTATTAAAACAGAAAACGCAAAAAAGATTGATGGTTCAGTAACTTTAATATCACTATATGAGATGTATAGACGTTATAGATCAGACTTAAAACAATTAATAGGAGGAAAATAAATTGAGTTGGTTAACTAGACTATTTCAAAAAGGTCCAAAAAATCCGAAATTTGCACCGACACTAAATGGTTATACACCAATTTTTTCACAATTTGGTACAAACATTTATGCGAGCGATGTTGTACAGCAAGCATTAAAATGTATTGTCGATGAAATGAAAAAACTTAATCCAGTCCATGTACGATATAATGGTAATGATCCAACTGCAGTTCGTGGTAATATTCAAGATGTTTTGAATAATCCTAACCCACTGATGACGACTAGTGAATTTTTAGAAAAGATCTCATGGTTGTTATTAATGAACTACAACGCATTCATAATTCCAACATATTATACATGGCAAGATGAAAAAAATCCTAATGTAACAAGAAGATACTATGAAGCATTTTATCCAATAAATCCAACTCAGGTTGATTTTATTGAAGATGCTTCAGGACGTTTGTTTGTTAAGTTTCAATTTTGGAATGGTTACACGACGACAGTTGCTTATGATGATGTAATTCATATTAAGTATAATTATTCAGTTAATGACTTCATGGGTGGTAACATGTTAGGCCAACCAGATCATGAAGCATTACTTGCAACATTAGAATTAAATAATACTTTATTGCAAGGTATTGCTAAAGCAATGAAAGCTTCTTATGCAATCAATGGTGTTATTAAATACAACACATTGCTTGATGAAGGAAAAACTGAAGCTGCACTTGCAGAACTTGAAAGAAAACTGCAAAACAATGAAAGCGGATTTTTACCTTTAGATCTTAAAGCAGAATTTACACCACTACAACATAAATCTGAAATTGTTGGTGGTGATACATTAAAATTTATTGATGAAAAAATACTCAGAAATTTTGGTGTCCCACTTTGTATTTTAACTGGTGATTATACTAAGGACCAGTATGAAGCATTTTACCAGAAAACGCTTGAACCATTGATCTTATCAATGTCACAAGCATTTAGTAAAAAATTATTTACTGATCGTGAGAGATCATTTGGTAATAAGATTGAATTTTATCCTAAAGATTTGATATTCATGAGCATTACTCAAAAGATCGAACTAGTTAATTTACTTGCACCAACTGGTGGTATGTTTGAAAATGAAAAACGAACAATTTTTGGACTTATGCCACTACCAGAACTTGAAGGTAAACGTTTTATGAGTTTGAATTGGATTGATGCAAATAATGCAGATCAATATCAAGTTGGAAAAGTCAATGTTGATGTTGAAGATAAGCAATCAACTAATATAAATGAGGAGGTTTAACGATGGATAATTTAGAATTAGAAAAATTAAAAACACAAACTCTTATAAAAAGATATAATCACAAACATGAAAGATCAATATGAAGCAAATGACGATGATGAAGATTAATGGAGGAAAATAAAATGCCAAAAAAAGAACTTGAACAAAGAAGTTATAATTTTGAAATTAGTACAGAAGAATCTGAAGGTCGCAACATAATTACTGGTAGACCGATTGTGTATGGCTCACGTGCAAACATTGGCGCATTTGATGAGATTATACACCCTGGTGCATTAAATAAAACAGATCTAAAAGATGTTAGATTTTTAGTTAACCATGACACAAGCAAAATTCCACTTGCACGTAGTCGTAGAAACAACAGCAATTCAACAATGCAACTTATGGTTGATGAAAACGGCATGAGTATAAAAGTAATACTTGACACCGAAAATAATGCTGAAGCTAGAGCATTATATTCAGCTGTACAGCGCGGTGATATTTCAGGTATGTCATTCATGTTTGGTGTTGATCAAGATGATTGGGACGGCTTGGAAACTGACCACCCAACTAGAAATATTAGATCAATCAATAATGTAGTTGAAGTTTCTGCAGTTACTTTTCCAGCTTATGAAGCAACTGAGATCAATACTAGATCTAAAGAAACTTTAGAAGAAGCTAGATCAGCATTAGAAAAAGCTAGAGCTGAAGAAAAAGAAAAACCTCAAGATAATTTAGAATTAGAAAAATTAAAAACACAAACTCTTATAAAAAGATATAATATGAAACATGACAGTAAAGGTAGATTTGCGACTGGTTCTGGTGGTTCTAGTTCTAGTGGAGTAACTACTGACGATCTCAAAGGATTTACACTTAAATCAAGCAAATCTGATCCAGTTAAAACTTATGTTAGTGAAGATGGTTTTTATAAAATTACAAAAAAGCCTAGTGACTCAAAATGGACATTAAAAAAAGTTTCTTTATTTAATACTATGGGAGAAAAAATGGGCGAATTTGATACGTTAAAAGAAGCAATTAAGTATGCCAATAGTTAAATAAGGAGTAATTAGCATGGATAATTTAAAATTAGAAAAATTAAAAACACAAACTATGTTAATTCTTGCTGAAGCCCGTTATAACAAGAATCACGATAGCAAAGGACGTTTTGCAGCTTCAGGTGGTTCAGGTGGATCTGGCACAACTACTGATGATCTTAAAACTCAGGTTGAGAATGAAACTAAAAAAGTGGAAAGTAGATTATCAAATGAATATAAACCTTTTCAAAAAGAAGCTGCTGACATGGCTAAAATTAAAGCTAGAGGTGACTTGACCGATGAAGAAGCACAACAAGCCTTAAACATAGCAAATAAAGTTTATGATAAAGCTGCAGCAGCTGAACCTCAGATCACAAGCGATGTTATATCGGCTGTAGATAATGTTGGCGGCAAAATGTACGGCTTAGATTTTAGAATGAAACAACCGACATCTATGGCTGGTAAAATAGGCGCTGATGCGAAACAAGATGGAATATCATTTGATGAAGCTGGATCAGACATCAAAGATGCAGTAAGATATACTGCAGTTATTGGTACAGATAATTTTACTGATGGTTATAATAAAATTAAATCTTCGATGGAAAATAAAGGTTATAAAGAAGTTCGCTGTAAGAACTTTTATGACATGTATGCTAATGGTAAATCAGCTCAAAAAGCTGTCCAGTGCGTATATGAAAACAAAGATGGATATAAATTTGAATTCCAATTTCACACACCACAGAGCCAAGGTGCAAAAGAATTAAACCACCCACTTTATGAAAAGCAAAGAGAAGCTACAACTAGAAATCAAGAAAAAAAGAGATTAAACAAAAAAATGAAACAAATTGGAACGCATGTTCCAAATCCTGACGGAGTTATGAGCATTAAATCTCATGGCTAAAATTAGCTATTTACAAACTACACTAATCGGTGTATAATATAAATGCAGGACAGAGTGAGGTCCTTTGAGGAGGTGAGAATGATGAAGCCACGTTATTATGTACACTATAATGAAAATGGTGACATCTCAAGACTCGCAAAAGTTGATGACATTACGGCTTATGCTTGGATCGATGGCGAGTGGGTAGAGATGCCTGGTCTCATTGACATTGAGTTCGACGCAACTCGTGATTATTATGAGATCAGTGAAGAAAAAGCAAATAGTCTAATTAAAGGAGGAAAAGTTTAATGCTCAGAAAAGCGCTTATGTTGTGTTGTGAAATTCATAAAGATCAAGTTGACAAAGGTGGTGCACCTTATTACATGCACCCAATTACAGTTGCATTGAAGATGGAAACGGAAGAACAAAAAATTGTAGCTCTGCTACATGATGTGGTTGAAGACTCAGATACTACTCTTGATGATCTTAGGTCCATGGGTTTTTCTGATCGAATTGTTGACGCGGTTAATGCGGTAACAAAAAAAGACGGCGAAAGCTATGGTGTATATCTTAAAAAGATCAAAGAAAATGATCTAGCAAAAGCAGTTAAGCTTGGAGATCTTGAACACAATTCAGATCTAAGTAGACTAAATAGAGTGCCTACTGAAAAAGATTATAAAAGAGTTTATAGATACCAAAAAGCTAAAGAATATTTGCTAGGACTTAGAAATTTTGGGTAAGCAAATGAATTAACTCATGCTATGATAATAGCATGAGTTATTTTTTTATATAATTTTCCATAATAAAACCGTGTTAAAATATGCCAAAATATGGTATAATAAAAGGTATGAAAGTAATTAAATCAGATCATGAGCTGATTTAAGATAAATGCACAAATAAATAGAGTTGGATAATTCATTTATTAAATGTTGGATAACATGGTGCGACTCAGTGGAAACTGATTTTTATATTAATAACAAATAAATCAATTAATCAATAGGAGGATTAACAAATGAGAAAAACAATTCTTGAAAAGAAGTTACAAAGACTTCTTGACAAGCAGAACAAACTTGCTGCAAGAGCACAGGCAAGTACAGAAGTTGCTGAAGTTCGTTCAATTAATGATCAACTTGAATCTATCAATGACGAGATCATGGACATTCAAGATGAAATTGAAGCAATTGAAGAAGAGGAAAGACAGGCAGAACTTGAACTTGAGTCAAGATCAGTACCTGTTAATGCTAGACCTCAGAACACTCAGATTTTAGGTGCATTTGGTCAGCAGACAAACGCTACTCAGAAGCGTGAAAATACAGATCCATATGCTACTATGGAATATAGAATGGCATTCAAGAGATTTGTACAGACTGGTGAAAAAATTCCAGCTAATTTAATTCAGAGAGATAACATGGCAGCTAATACATCACAGTTAGGTGCTACAATTCCAACAACTGTATTAAATGAATTTATTAATGAAGTTCGTTTAGTTTATGGTCAGTTGTATGACAAAGTTCGTAAACTCAATATTAAAGGTGGTGTAAAAGTTCCAATTGCAGAACTTCAGGCTACTTTCAAATGGGTTACTGAAACAACAGTTGCACCTCGTGAAGATGGTGGTAAAATTGATGAGTATGTTGAATTTAGTTATAACATGGCTGAAATCAGAATCTCACAGACATTACTTTCAAGCATTGTAACACTTGATATTTTCGAACGTGAAATTGTTAAGGTTATGGTAATTGCTTATAAGAGAGCGATGGATCTTGCTATCATGAAAGGTACTGGTAATGGTCAGCCACTTGGTATTTTAAATGATCCAAGAATAACTAATGTTGTTGAAATGACAGAAGCTGATTTTGATAACTGGGTACAGTGGAAGAAAAAATTCTTTGCTAAGTTACCATTAGGTTATAGAGCTGGTGAATTTGTTTTCCCACTTGCAACAATTGATGCACATCTTGAAACAATGAGAGATAACAACAACAACCCAATTTATAGAGAAGCAGCAGGTCTCGAAGTAAATGATGGTGATGCAACAAATCCAAACGGCAGATTCTTTGGCAGAGCCGTTTCAATTGTTGAACCTGATGTTATTACTGATTTTGATACAGCTTCAGCTGGTGATGTTGTTGGTGTATTCTGGCAGCCAGAAGAATATGCAATTAATACACAGGCTCAGTTCGGTATGAAGAGATGGTTAGACGAAGATCGTAATGAATGGGTTAATAAGATGCTAACTATCGTTGATGGTAAAGTTCTTAATCCTAAAGGTATTTGGATCATCAAGAAAAAAGGTAACTAGGAGGTGCTAACTATGACAAATGTTGAAGCACTCAAAAATTTATATGTAGCTTTTGGTGGACAGCTCATAGATACTTATGAAGATATTAATGATGGAGCAACAGTTGGAAATTATGCGACAAGTGCTGATGTCATTAGTGCAATTGCTAAAAAAGTTCCATCTGGTAGTGGTTCTTCACTTCCAGAAGTTACTTCAGAAGACAATGGAAAAGTTCTCAAAGTCATAGATGGTGTATGGGGTAAAGGTACTGATTTAGTAGAATAAATTTTAGGAGGAATTAAAAATGATCAACGTAAATAGAATCGTACCAGTTCAGGCTATTGATCTTATTAGTCTTTATGGTTTAATTTTATTACAGAATAGCAGCAATTCAGGATTAACTGCTGCAGAAGCAAAATATCCTGGAGTATTTGAAATTGCAGATGCAACAAACGTTCTTATTGCAAATGAACCAGTTGCAACATGTGATTTTGCAGAAGATGTATCTGCTGCAACAATTTATTTTGTACCAGCTTATAACTATACAGGTTTCACTCTTAATGGTGCAACTGCTACAATTAGTGCTGGTAGTGATGATGTTGAAGCTGATGGCAGAACACTTTATAAAGCAGTTCTCGCTACAGGTCAGATCACAATTACAAGAGCCGGTTTTTAGAGCTCATAATTAGCCCATAATCGCGTTTTAATATTTTATTCAGTAAAATATAAAGCAAACTGTATAAAATGCGATTATGGGCAAAATAAAGTACGTAAAGGAGGCACCTAGCAACATGGCTGATGCAACAATGTTAACAAATGTAAAAAATGCGCTTGGCATTCAAGGCAATTATCAAGATAATACATTATCTGAGTATATTGATGAAGTCATAGATTTTTTAACCGACGCCGGAGTGAAGGCAAATAAAATTACACCAGGTATTGTTGCTAGAGGTGTTTCTGATCTTTGGAATTACGGTTCTGGCGATGGTAAATTGTCTGAGTATTTTATGCAGCGAGCGACACAGCTTGCATATAAATAAGGGGAGGCAAAAATTATGGCAAATTTTAAACCGTCATTTCCATATTCAACCGCAGTTGAGTTATTAATACCAACATATTCAAAAAATAAAGGTGTAACAAATAAATCATTTCCAACATCAGGTATTAGACTTGACTGCAGTTGGAAAACTTATGGTGGTACAGAAACCACAAACAATGATGTTTATACGATTGAAGATACAGCTAATGTTGAAACTTGGTTTAGGCCAGATATTAAATCAGAATGTAGAATAAAATTGTTAGCAACTGGTGATGTTTATGAGATCATGGGTAAGCCAGAAAACATAAATATGCGAAACCAGTTTGTTAAATTTAAAGTTAAGGCGGTTCAAGGAGGTGCTTAAGATTGGCAAGAAAATTATTCAATCTTAATTACTCAGAATTTAATGAGCTATTAACTAAGCTTGATGGTGTTGGTGGTGATCTAAAATCAGTAGTCACTGATGCACTTGAGCAAACTGCAGAAACTGTTGAAGATGATACAAAAGAAGCTATGGTTAAATCTAATATGCCGGCTGGCGGAAAATATTCAACAAGTAAAACTGAAAAAACAATAGTTAAAAATGCTAGAGTTTCATGGTCCGGCACAATTGCTGAAATTGGTATAGGTTTTGATTTTGATAAACCTGGCGCTGCCGGATTTTTGATAACTGGCACACCAAGAATGCAACCTAATTATGCACTTCAAAAAATATATAAGCGCAAAAAATATATGAAAGATATTCAACAAGATATGGCAGATATTGTTATGGACGAAATAGATAAGAAAATAGGAGGCAGTTGATGGAGGATAGATTAATTGAATTATTAGAATCATTCAAATATCCAGTTATGAGACAAGGCAGCTTAGCACCAGATGAAGATTATCCACAAACATTTTTCACGTTTTGGAATAATGATGAAACTGGTGAAGCGTTTTATGATAATGATACGGCAAGCGTAAATTATTCATATGATGTCAATGTTTATTCAACTGATGTTAACTTAGCTTATAGTTTATTAGCAAGTGCCAGAACACTGTTGAAGCAAAATAATTGGATCATAACAACTAGAGCTTATGATCTTATTAGCGATGAAATAACTCATGTCGGCAGAGGCATGCAAGTTGAATTTTTAAATATTGAAAATTAAAAATAGGAGGTAAAAACGATGGCAAAAACATCACAGCAAATCTTTGAATTTAGAGGCGTTGATTCTTTTTATTTTGCTGAAGTACTTCAAGATGATGAGAATGGTTATGCTACAGGCACACCAATTCACATTCCAGTACAGGAAGTTGGTAAGTCAGTTGATGCAGCATCAGAAGCTCATTATTATGATAATAAAGCAATGATTGTTGTTAATTCTGAAAGTGCTGATACAATCTCATTAACTATTGCGCCACCATCACTTGATAAATTATCAACTTTAATTGGTAAATCATTTGATGAGCAAACGGGCATGATGGTTGATTCACCACGCCAGAATAAGTATTTTGCAATTACTTACAGAACTAAAGGAACTGATGGTGGTTATAGATATGTGACAAGACTTAAAGGCACATTCAATATTCCAGAAGAAACAAATCAGACTGAAAATGATGGTACTGATACAAACAATACAACTATTGAATTTACAGGTATCTATACTGAGCATGAATTTACTAAAGGTAAATATGTCAATGGTGTTTGGGAAAAATCTGGTGTTAAAGGTATTGTTGTTGATGCAAGATATGGTCTTGCAGATCTTTCAACATTCTTTACAAGCATTCAGACACCTGATTCTATTTCGCCAGTTGGACCAGCGCCAACACCAGTTGGAGTTGGAGTTAGTCCATCAAGCTTAAGCTTAGATGTTGCTGAAAAATCAACTTTAGTTGCTACACTTTCACCAGCTGGTGCAGTAGGTGAAATTACATGGTCATCAAGTGATGATGCGGTTGCAACTGTTGATGAAAATGGTGAAGTGACAGCTGTTACAGCAGGTACAGCAACAATTACAGCAACTTGTGGAACATATTCTGATGGTTGTGCAGTTACTGTTAATGCAACACCCTGAGCCACCGATCGGTTTAGAAGATTTTAAAGTCGAACTGATCGACGGTACAGAAATTCCGATGGATTCACAACTTAATCCAACTGCTACTGTCATTGCTTATGATCAAACTGCATCATTCAAATTTGAAGGACTTCCAGAAGGTGCTGAACTTGATAATGATGCAATTTATTGGGCCGTGCAGCAAACTGAAGGCTGGTGCGATTATAATGCGCCTAGAGAATCAGATGCAACATATCATACACCAGTTTTTGAAGTTTCTTTAAAGAATGAATATCAAGAATATAGTGGTGCGCATGTTATGATAATTACGGCGATGTATGCACCAAATGGAATTGCTGCACCTGATACAATAACGCACACGTTTGGATTCCAGTTCTACAAATCGGAATAAAAATATACTTTTTTCATGGGCGGCGGCAAATGTCGCCGCTTTTTTCAAATAGGAGGATTTTGAATTATGGCAACTATGATATTAAATATTTATAAAAAAGATAATAAGAATGAAATTGATAAAACATATAGATCTGAAAGTTATGATCTTATGCTTGGAACTGTAGAAGAGTTCATGCAAATAATTGACGTAGATAAATTAACTGATAATACTGAAGTTGCAAAAATGGTTATTAAATGTTATGGTAAACTTAAACCACTTTTAAAAGATGTTTTTGATGGTGTTACTGATGAAGAACTTGACCAGGTTAAAATCAAAGAATTGATCCCAGTAGTTCTTAGTATAGGCACATCAATTGTTGAAAGTTTAAATCTTGTTAAATCGGGAAACTAGATGAGGACGCACAAAGCGATGCGTCCATTTATGAACTATTATTTGAAATGGAAATGAGTCTATGTGAACGATTTACAGCCATGACACCTTTGAGCTTAAGAAAAGAAAAAGCAAGAGAAGTATTTATTTTAATTTCAAGATATAATAATTACTCTAAAAAGAATGGAAACAATGGTGATCAAAAACCAAAAATAATACGAAGACCGGCTAGTGATACCTGGTTTTAGAGAGGAGGTTACGCATGGCAAACGTTACTACTATCAAACTTAATGCTGATATTTCTGGCTTGAAAAAAGGCATTCAAGATGCAAATAGACAAATTAAACTTGCTAATGCAGAATTTAAAGCTGCAGCTTCAGGCATGGAAAATTGGAGTAAAAGTTCTGATGGTATCAATGCCAAGTTAAAACAACTTGACACTGTTTTGGGCAACCAAAAAACAATTTTAAAGTCTTATGAAAAGCAATTAGAATTAGTTGTTGCTGAGCAAGGTGAAAATTCTAAAGGCGCTGATGAGTTAAGAATTAAAATTGCAAATCAACAGGCAGTCGTAAATAAAACGGCCGCTGAAATAGGTAAATACAAAACTGCACTAAGTGGACTTGCAGATGAGCAAGATACGAGCGCTGCCGCAGCTAAGAATGAAAACGGCGCGCTTGAGAAGCTTAAAAGCACCATCACAGCTCAAAAAACAAGCCTAGAATCGCTTAAAAAAGAATATGCTAATATTATATTAGAACAAGGTGAAGACTCAGATGCGGCCAAAACATTGGCCCAGGATATATCTAGATTATCAAAAGATCTTGCTGCAAATGAAACGCAGCTTAGTGCGACACAAAAAGCAGCCGATGCTTTGGACCAGTCATTGACCGATGCAGGTGACAGCGCAACAACCGTCGGCAATGATGGTTTTACTGTTTTTAAAGGTGCACTTGCAAACTTAGTTTCTGATGGTATTGAATTAGCAATTAGTAAAGTAAAAGAGCTTGGAACACAAATAATCAACTTAGGCAAAACAGCTTATGGTAATTACGCAAGCTATGAGCAATTGGTTGGTGGTGTCGATACATTATTTAAAGGTGATTCTAAAGAACTTCAAAAATATGCAGCCAATGCTTATAAGACGGCCGGCATGAGCGCAAATCAGTACATGGAGACAGCTACTAGTTTTGCCGCATCATTAATTCAAGGCTTGGGCGGTGATACTGGTAAAGCAGTAAAATACGTTGACACTGCAATCACTGATATGTCAGATAATGCAAATAAGATGGGCACAAACATTGATTCGATTCAAAATGCTTATCAAGGTTTTGCAAAACAGAACTATACCATGTTGGACAATTTAAAGCTCGGATATGGCGGCACTCAAAAGGAAATGGCCAGATTGATGCAAGATGCAACTAAGCTTGATAAAGATTTTGCAAGCCGTGCTGATTTTAGTATTGACAGTAAAGGTCATTTAGAAGCAAGTTATGCTGATATAGTTGAAGCAATTCACATTGTACAAAAAGAGATGGGCATCACTGGTACCACAGCAGCTGAAGCAGCTGGTACAATTGAAGGTTCAACTGGTTCAATGAAAGCTGCATGGGATAACTTTTTAACTGGTATTGCTGATGAAAATTCTGATGTTGATCAACTTTGGGAAAATTTTGCGGCTAGCGCAGAATCATACATTAGCAACATGGTCCCTAGAGTAAAGACACTAGTTTCACAAGCTATTGATTTTATAGCTCGTAAGTTAGAAGAAAATTATCCTGAGGTCATGGACGTATTGACGACAATCGGTAAAGTGATCAAAACGATATTTGATTTTATTAGTGATAATTGGCAGATAATTGTTTCAGCACTTGCCGCAATAGTTGCTGGATTCTTAGCATTTAATGCAATAATGTTTATATCAAGCATTCCAGGTATGATCCTATCCATAGTGTCAGCATTAGGATTGCTAAATGCAATAATTGCTGCAAATCCAATTAGTGCTGCTGTAATTGCAATTGCCGCACTTGTTGCTGGATTTATTACTTTATGGAAAACGTCAGACAAGTTTAGAAATTTTTGGATCACGCTATGGGAAAATATAAAAGCAGTAGTTAGTGGTGCTGTTGAAACAATAATTGCGATTGTTACAACTATTTGGAACACGATTCAAACTGTTGCAAGCAATATTATTGAAATAATCGCAGGTGTTATAGATAGTATCAAAACGATACTAAGTACAATTGCTCAATGGATTAATGATAATGTAGTTCAACCAATACTTACATTTTTACAGCCATTAATCGATTTCTTTGTGACAGCATTTGAGATCATAACTCAATTAGCTGTAGGCTGTTGGGAAGCAATAAAAGCTGTATGGTCATTAGTTAGTGAGTGGTTCAATAAGAATGTTATTAAACCAATAACAAAATTCTTTTCAAGTTTATGGTCTGGCATTAAGAACAAAGCAAGATCAGCTTGGAATGGAATAAAAACGATTTGGTCAGGTATTACTTCATGGTTTAATGCAACTATAATTACACCAGTTAGCAACTTTTTTACTGGAATGTGGGACGGTTTAAAAACTGGTGCAAGTAAAGCATGGTCCGGAATTAAATCTGTTTTCAAACCAGTCGCAACCTGGTTTAAAGATAAGTTTAGCAAAGCATGGCAAGCTGTCAAAGATGTGTTTAGCACTGGTGGAAAAATATTTGATGGTATTAAAGAAGGTATCGCTGATGCATTCAAGACAATCGTTAACGGTTTAATAGGTGGAATTAATAAAGTAATTGCTGTCCCATTTAAAGCAATTAACGGCATGTTGGATAAAATTAAGGGTGTTAAGATTGGTCCAGCAAAACCATTTAAAAAATTGATCTCAAGATTTGATGTTCCAGAGATTCCAACACTCATGGCTGGCGGTGTATTAGCCAGAGGTCAGCTTGGATTATTAGAAGGTAATGGTGCAGAAGCTGTTGTGCCACTTGAACGAAATAAAAAATGGATTGCAAAAACTGCACAAGATCTTAAAGTTGCACTTAATGGTGAAGGTTTACTTGGAGGATCAGGAAAAGTGATCAATAATAATTATACATTTAATCAGACAAATAACAGTCCTAAACCACTTAGTCGTTTAGAGATTTATAGACAAACAAAAAATCAATTGAATTTTGCGAAGGGAGTTTAATTCATGGCTATATTTAAAGTTGAAAATGAATTTAATAACATGTTGCAGCTTAGTCAGAATGAAGACAAATGGAAGTTGTTAAGTGTAACAGGCTTGAATCAACCCCCGGCAAATATTATTACTTCTGTTGTGCCTGGCTTTGATGGTGCCAGGTTCAACTCAAGTAGATTAGAAGCTCGCAACATTGTGATCACACTTGCAATAGTTGATCACACAGAAACAAATAGAATGATTTTAAATAGTGTTATTTATTCTAAACGCTATATAAAAGTTTATTATAAAAATAATAGTTTAGATGTTTATATCGAAGGTTATGTTGAATCATTTGAATATAACGTGTTTGAACAAGGCATAAAAGCTCAAATAAGTATTATATGCACAAATCCATATTGGATTGATAAAAACTCGAATATGGTGATATTAACACCCTCTGTTGACTTGTTTGAATTTTCATTTTCAATACCTAGTGAGGGTATACCGCTTGGTGAATTAATTGGAGATTATTCAAATATAGTTATGAATAATGGTACAGTTGAAACTGGTGCAGTAATAACAATCACGTCAAATTACTTAATTACAAATCCAATAATAACCAATACAATAACAAATCAAACTATGAAATTAAATACAACGCTCATGGCTGGTGATCAAATAATCATTAGCACATTGCGTAGTAAAAAGTTTATTAAAAAGTATTCAAATGGTCAAATGTATAATATCATAAATGACTTAGATGCATCAAGTTCATGGATAAACATTAGACCAGGTGAAAACATATTTATTTTACGAGCCGATCATGGCTCACAATTCATGCAGGCAAGTGTTGCCGTTCAAAATCTTTATGGAGGTGTTTAGTCATGGACATTTATGTATTAAACACCTCTTTTGAAAAGATCGGTGTTATTGATTATTGTGCTAGTATTATATGGACCAAAAAATATTGTGATCTAGGTGATTTTGAATTATACTTGCCAGCTACATCAGACGCGCTAGAAATATTAAAAGATGGAAATCTAGTTATGAGGGAAGATGATCCAGAATCACTCATGGTGATTCAAGACATATCACTTTCAACTGATGCTGAAAATGGTAACTACATTACAGTGTCAGGTCCATCAATTGAATCATACATCAGAAAAAGAATTGTCTGGCAGCAGACAAACTTAAATGGATTATTAACTGATGGTGTTACAACATTACTTAATCAAAATCTTATTGCACCAACCATGGCAAGTAGAAAAATTTCAAATTTTATTATTGGAACATACTGCAGTTGTGATGTAGTGATCACAAAACAGCTAACTGGTGATAATTTATTTGATGCAATTAAAGATCTATTGAATACTTATCAACTTGGTTTTGATGTTTTATTTGATGGTGAAAAATTAATCTTTAATATTTACGAAGGTTTAGATCGATCTTATGATCAGAATTTGAATCCTCACGTGATCTTTAGTCCTGAGTTTGATAACATCTTAAGTTCATCGTATAAAGCATCAAGTGAAAATTATAAAAATGTTGCCATGGTGGCTGGCGAAGGTGAAGGCATTGATAGAAAAACATATGTAACTGGCAACGTATCTGATGTTGCTAGAAATGAAATTTATGTTGATGCAAGAGATATTTCGAGCAATACTGGCAGTGGAACATTGACACCAACTCAATATGATGATCTATTAAATGAGCGCGGTAAAACAGCACTTGCAGAAACTTTGATCACAGAAGAATTTGAAGGTGAAATTGAACCACGCACAAATTATGTTTATGGTCAAGATTATTTTTTAGGTGACATTGTAACAATTCAAAATGAATATGGGATCGCAATGACGGTCCGTATCACTGCAATAACCGAAGCATGGGACGAAAATGGATATTCTTGTATCCCAACATTTAGTAATATATAGGAGGTTTAATATGAGTGTAACAAGTGGATTTTTTAACTCAATCAATGGTGATAAAAAATATAATGCTGATGACATCAATGAATATTATAAAGGTATTTTAGATGATGGTGTAGTTAAGCATTATGATGCAGATTTGGAAGTTGAAGCTGGATCAGGTATGACAGTCAATGTCATGGGCGGTAAAGCAATTTGCTTAGGTAAATATATTAGAAATATAGGTGTGTTAGAACTTGCAATCGAACCTAGTGAATCACAACCTAGGTATGATGCAGTTGTTGTTAGTGTAGATCTTGAAAATAGATCGGCTGATATATATGTAAAAAAAGGAATCGCAGCAGTAAATCCTAGCTATCCAGCAATTATTAATACTGATCTAAATAAAGAACTCTGTTTAGCATATGTTTATGTATCTGCTAATGCAGCAAGTGTTACAGTTACTGATACAAGATCAGATGCAACTATTTGCGGTTATGTGAGATTAAGCGAAGTCGAAACGATCCCAACTATTAACTATACAATAGGCACGCAAGAAAATACTTGCGACAAAACATATAGCGAAATAATAGAGATTTTAGATGAAAAAATACCAGAAATTACTATTAAACATGGAGCAAGTATAAATTATGTAGATTATGCTATAAAAATTTCAAATATGGGCTTAATAATTAGCGCAAGAACAAATGAAGGAAAAGTCACTATAGAACATTCAAATAATGATAATATAAGTGTTACCTTTACAGTCGAACACTTTCAAGAAGATATTGATGCATTAGAAAGCAATTTAAACAAACGCAAGCAGGTTATATATACTTTAGATAATATTAATGCAACTACCGCAACTTGTAATTTAGCTTATAATGAAATTAAAGATTTGATAACTAATAATATCAATTATAGTATATCTGTGAAATTAGGTACTTCTTATTATACAGCTTACGAGGTTATTAACGGTGGTAATATAGGCATAATGGTAAATATACCTGAAGAAGATAAAAAAGTAATGGTATCACATGCTAGTAATAATACTATTACTGTGGCATCTGGAACGAGTGATATTGCAACTATAACCAATAAAGTAAATCCATTATGGAATATGCGCTGGATAGATGGAGGTAATGTGACTAGTACCGACGGCATTTTTGTGCCATGGAGCGACGGTGCAGCGAGCACTGTATTGATCTTATGTATGAACAATAGTGATGACAGATGTTGTCAAGTTTTCTTAGCAAGAAAAACTATGTCAAGTGCTCAAAGAGCAATGAGATTATGCGGTGCAAGTGATACATTAGGAGTATATGCTTCAATATCACAAAGTCAAGGTGTTTTAGTTGCATTGACTGATGATGTAACGCCTTACCCAACTGGCGCACAGATCTATTATCAATACATTGAATTATAATTAGATCTAAATATAAGAATTAAGACTACCTTTCATGGTAGTCTTATTTTTTTAATTTTTTTTGGTAAAACTATTTACAAATCACACCTAAGGGTATATAATATAATTGTAGCGAGTGATTAAAGCAAATAAGCAAAGGAGAAAAATGATATGATTAATGCAAATGATTATTCAAAAGATGAAGCAAAAGAAATTGTAAATGAATGGTATGATGATTATGAAGACGATGAGTATATGCCTTCGGCAACTCGTGGTGATTATAGTCCATCGAACCCATGGAATGCACCTGGAATGTCAATTTCAGATTTTATTTAAGGAGGAAAATGATATGAAGTACATACTTTTTGATGAAGAATTTTATGATTGTAGAGACGTAGCAGAACGTATTTGCGAGTGCTCAGATAAAGAACTAACTGAAGAATATGATGAAGCACTTAATGAAGAAGGCCCTGTTTGTATAGGTTGTTGTGAATTTGACCCATCAAGAATACTTGAAGAACTTGATCCAATTGCATATGGTTGTGGTTATGATAATTGGATAGATATTAGATGCGAAGAAATCGCAGAAGAAATTTCAAAGCTTGATTCTAATGAATGTGTAGTAATTTATGGTTGCGCGGTTGATGCAATAGAAGATTAGGAGGTGAAAAATATGTTGGAAGATTATGTAATGGAAGCAAGAGATTATTCAAAAATTAAAAAGTTGAGATCACTTCATAATATTGAAACTTTTTGGGACGATGTAAGAAGACTAACTAGAAATTGTAGATCTGATCATGGTCTTAGACGTTGGGATATACTTGCAGAAGTTCGTTATGGCGAGCTTCAAGATGCTAAAAAGAGCTTTTATGAAGATTAAAGAGGTTATTAATATGAATGAAATGATTAAGATAGCTAATAAGCTAAAATATGATGTTGTAAAGTGGAATAGATTCAATTACACTAACGCTTACATAAGCAATAAACTTGAAGGAAGATATTATTTGATAAAATCATACTATACTATTGTTGGCATGGTTGATGAAGAACAAAAGAAGTTTTTTGAATTTGGAAAATATAGTCCAACTACTTCAAAACAGATCACTCAGATCAATAGAGATCGTTTTGGATATTGTGAAAGAATATTTATAAATGAAACTAATTGGTAAAAAATAAAAGGCCGCCGTTATGGCGGCTTTTTTATTTTATTCATATTTATTAAGTAGATCTAAAATCTCATGGTCATCGATCAGATCAGATAATTTACACTCAAGTGCAATGCAATATTTTAATAAAATATCAAGTCTTGCATGGTTAAAATTTTTATAGCCTTGCTCATAATGTTGTAAAACTCTAACATTGACACCCGCTTTTTCTGCAAGCTTAGCTTGCGATAAACCTTTTTCAAGTCTTTTTAATTTTAATTTATTCGCCATGGTGGATCTGCCCCCTTTCACTATATTATTTTTATAATTATATCATAAAATAAGTGATTTGTACACCTCTAAGGTCCCACAACCATAGATGTACAAATTGCACAGATAACTAACCATCATTTTGTGCAATATTTTCTCCAATTTTTATTTACAAACTACACTTTCGGGTGTATAATAAATATGTAAGGTTGATTGAGTGACCAACACAAAGGAGGAAAATGTAATATGAAAAATCAAACGATTGGAATTGAAATTGAAATGTCAAACATAAGAAGACAGAGAGCTGCCGAGATCATCGGTGAGTATTTTGGAACTGAAAACACGGTACATCATGATGGCGGTTATTATGATGTGTGGAGTGCAAAAGATAACAAAGGTAGAACTTGGAAATGTATGTATGATTCATCGATCAGAGCAAATTCACAAAGTGAAAAATGTGAGATGGTTAGCCCAATTCTTAAATATGATGATGACATCGAAGATCTTCAAGAGATAGTTAGAAAAATGAGAGCCGAAGGTGCTAAGTCAAGCGTAGTTTATGATTGTGGCATTCACGTTCACATTGGTGTTGGTGATCACACGATAAAAACGCTTAAAAATCTTGTTAATTACTTCAGTGCTTATCAAGATGTTATTTACAAAGCACTTGAAATTGATGAGCGTGAGGGTTGGTGCAAAAAACTTGAGCGATCACTTATTGATCGATTCAATGAGAGAGGACTTGACTCGATGTCAAAAGGTGAATCTGCTTGGTATGGTAAAGGCCGCGAAGCTGGAAAATATGAACACTACAATAGTTCAAGATACCATGGTCTAAATCTTCATGCGGTATTCTCAAAAGGTACGATTGAGTTCAGACTCTTCAATGGAACGCTTCATGCGGGCAAAATCAGAGCCTACATCGTTTTCTGTCTCGCGATGAGTAACTTCGCGCTCAATGCAAGATCGATCAGAAGAAGCCGCAAAAATCAATTCAACGCCCACTACACGATGTATGAAATGCTTTGTAGAATAGGCATCAAAGGTGATGAGTTCAAAAATGTTAAAGATCATCTTTGTAAAGGTGTTAAAGATGATGGTGGTCTTGGCCATGAAGCAAGATACCTCAATGCAAGATAGATATTGGGACCTAGAAATTAGGTCCCAAAATTTTTTTAATTTTTTTTTGGTAAAACTATTTACAAATCACACCTAAGGGTATATAATATAATTGTAGCGAGTGATTAAAGCAAATAAGCAAAGGAGATCGAAATTATGATGAAAGTAACAAATACAACATTTAATATGATGGCAAAAAATAGAGCAAATAAAAATAAAAACACAGTGATGATTCAATGTATGAAAAAAGATGGTACTTGGGGCAAACCTCAAGAGTATAAAAAATATGGAAATGAAACTGATGATGATGTAGTTAAAAGATTGATTAAAAATAATAATGAAGAATTTAGAATTGCAAAATAAGGAGGTAAACAAAATGAAAAAATGGATTGTAAAAATGTGGAGATCAAATCCACAACTTAAAAATGGTGGTTATGAAACTACTAGAAAAGTTGAAGCAAGAATAATTTATGGTGAGTCAATTGACGCCGCAATTCAAAGCACATTTTAAAGGAGGATATTATTATGGTAAACAAAACAATTAAAGAATTAAAAGAGATCGCAAAAGAATTACACATTAAAAATTGGTGGAATTTAAACAAGGCAAAACTTATTGAAGAAATTGAAAAAGTAAATAACATGAGTGATGAAGAAAAAGCGGCCATGGAAGAAGCTCGTCAAAAAGAGCTTGAACTATTTGATCACTATCAGAAAAATTGGTCCAAGTATGGTCCAAAGAATGATTGGACAAAATTCTTGAAAGATTATAAAGCGGGTAAAATTACTTTGATCGTTGGCATGGCTGAAGTTGTTGAAGATGATGTAAATGATGAGAAATCACAGGACGTCGCAGAAGGCTCAAAACAAGCCAATAAAGACACTTTTGATAATGAGCAAGTAAATAACAAGGTTGAAATTAAAAAGGCAAATAAGAAGCTTTCAGAGCTCACATATAAAGGCAAGACTCAAAGCATTAGAGCTTGGGCAGAAGAACTTAACATACCATGGCCAACTTTATATGATCGAGTAAACCGCAATGGTTGGTCCGTTGAAGATGCAATTGAAATTCCACTAGGTCAGAGGAGGAAAAGATCATGTCAAAAGTAATAATAACAAATGAAGATGAATTTAAAAATATTGCAGAAAAAGTTACATTAGCTATGGCTGATGAGATGACGGTTGATAAAGAATCAGAATATGGATTGATCAAATTATTAGCAATGTATTCATGCGCATTATGTAAAGCATTAGAAAATGAAAGCGAGGTTGATGAATGTGAAAAATAGTAAATATTATGTTGCTTATGGTAGTAACTTGCATAAAGAGCAAATGTCATTTAGATGCCCAGGGGCAAAAGTTATAGCAATTGGTAAAGTTAAAGATTATAAACTAGTTTATCGAGGTTCAAAAACAGGTGCTTATGCAACTATTATCCCAAGCCATGGTGATTATGTACCTGTTGCAATTTGGGAGATCAATGCAGATCATGAACGTAGACTTGATTTATATGAAGGTTATCCAACCTTTTATTATAAGAAAAATATTTCTGTTGTTTTGGAAAATGGAAAAACTATTGAAGCCATGGTTTATATCATGTTTGATGAGGCACTTGTTGGCCGTCCAAGCATGGCATATCTCGAAACTTGTGCTCAAGGTTACTTAGATTGTGGACTTGACATGGTAAAATTTGAAGAATCAATAGTTAATAATTTTGAAGAATTGGGCCTAAAAGTATGGCCTACATCAAAGGTAATTGCAAAAAATTATCTTAAAAAGTCAAGATAAGAGCTAAAAAGTCAAGATAAAAGTCAAGATAAAAATTTTATCTTGACTTGGCTCAAAGCCTAGAAAACACTAGCTTTTTGATCAAAAAAGTCAAGAAGTCAAGATAAAAGCTTGCGTTTGATTATATTAATTAAAAAAAATTTTTTAAAATTAAATATATATAATATAGAAAATTATATATTTATATTGACTTATCTTGACTAGTTTCCTACATGGTCAAGATTATTTAAGATTGCGTCAATTCAAGATGCAAAAAGTTTTTTCTTATCTTGAATTGATCTTGAATTAAAAACACAAAAACTAGTCGTCACGACTAATTTTTTAGTCGTCACAGTTAATTTATACTATATGATGGTTAGTTTTTTATGCACAATGACTATTTACAATCAATTGAGATTGTTTTATAATACAAGTACATCAGATCACATATCTGAAATATACATTTTTCCCCTTTATTATTCTTCTTTTATTTGAGATGAATAAAGGCTGCCATGTAGTTTAATTGGTAAAACAATTTTTTGTTGTAGGTTCAAATCCTACCATGGCAACGCGGAGTGGAGAACAAATCAGGCGGACTCAGTGAGGTGCTAAGTTAGTTAGTGCTTCAGGCCAACAATTGCCGATGTGTAGTTTTTGCGGTTAACTTTAAACCGCGTAATGGGCTATCGCCAAATGGTAAGGCAATGGGTTTTGATCCCATTATTTGCAGGTTCGAATCCTGCTAGCTCAGTTAAGGTTTAAACAATGGACAATATAAACCTATTTTGGTGATGTAGCGTAAAAGCCACCATGATGTATTGTCATTAAATAGAATAAAAATTATTATCCACTTATTTTGTTTATGAAAAAATCTTATTACATCTTAAAGAGCAATAAAAACGTATTGCCGCCATAAAATTTTGAAAGGAGGTTGAAAAATGACCAATACAAATTTATTAAAATCAAAAATGATTGCGAAAGGTCATGAAAATTTTGTGGAGTCACTTGCTTCATTATTAAATATCTCAAGAAGCACAGCCTCTAAAAAATTGAATGGCCAAACAAATTTTGGTCAATCAGAAATATCTATGGTTGCAGATTATTATGATCTTAGTGCAGAAGATATTCAAAAGATATTTATTGAAGGTGGGTGAAATAAATAATGGAATTATACAAACATCAACGAGATGCGCTTGAAGCAACTAAAGATCAAAATCGTGTAGCTTATTATCATGACATGGGTTTGGGTAAGACTTTTACAGGATCAGAAAAATTAATTCAACTTGGTGCAAAAGTTAACTTAATTATATGTCAGAAATCAAAGATTGATGATTGGTTAGATCACTTTAAAACTTATTATAAAAATAGTTCATGGGTCTATAATTTAAGTAATAAAAAAGATCTTGATATTTTTCTTGAAGATATTGAAGCCGATATTGATGATCGTGATGGTAACTTGCCGCAACATTTTATTGGAGTGATTAATTATGATCTAGTCTTTAGGCGTAAAAAATTACTTAAATTAAGCGATTTTACATTGATGCTTGATGAATCATCACTAATTCAGAATGAGACCGCCAAACGCTCAAAATTTGTGCTTAAAATGCGTCCTGAGAATGTGATCTTACTTTCAGGAACACCTACAGGTGGAAAATATGAACGTCTATGGTCACAACTTAGTTTATTAGGTTGGAATATACCGAAGAAAATGTTTTATGATCATTATGTTGATTTTTATTGGGACGATTCAAACGGTTTTCCACTTATGATAATTACAGGTTATAAAAATGAAGATCGATTAAAAAGAAAAATGAGAGCTCACGGTTGTAATTTTTTAAAGACTGATGAAGTATTTGATCTTCCTGAGCAAGTACATCAAAATGCCATGGTTAAGATAACTAAAGAATATAAAAAATTTGAAAAAGATTCAATCGTTATATTTAATGATCCATATGATGTTGAAAATGCTTATACATTGGTTGGTGATACAATATTGACTCAGATGTTATATGAAAGACAATTATGCGGTCAATATAATCTTGAAAAACTCATGGCTTTTAGAGATCTTGTTGAGAGTACAGATGATCGAATAATTGTATTTTATAATTTTAATGCAGAACTTGAAGCCATGCAAAATATATTATTGAGTATTGATTTTGTAGAATACTCAAAAAGATTTAGTGTTGTTAATGGTAAAACTAAGGCATTAAAAAATTATGAAGAAAAAAATGATTCAATTACTTTTATTCAATATCAAGCGGGTGCCATGGGTTTGAATTTGCAAAAAGCAAATAAAATCATTTATTTTACGCCACCACTTAGTAGTGAATTATTTGAGCAATCAAAAAAACGTATTCATAGAATAGGTCAAGATAGAACTTGTTTTTATTATTACTTGATTTGTAAAAATTCGATTGAACAAAGAATATATGCAACTTTAAAAATGCGTAAAGATTATACTGAAGCATTATTTGAGGAGGAATCTCATGGTTAAATATTATTTTAAAAAAGGCATTGCATTGACAATAATGATCGCAGGCATATTTTTCTTTATGCTAGGCGAAAACTTCACAGTTAATAATTATTGGTTAGAGCGACTTGTTGTTGCGACAGCTGCAATATTATTTGGAAGTTATTATTTGATGATTATTGAAAATAGAATGGCAAAATATGGGAGGTGCTAAATGCCAGGACCAGAAAAAACATTTGAAAATAAAATAAAAAAATACATTGAAGATCATGATGGTTGGCAAGTAAAATTTTTTGCTAATAAGATGACTAAAAAAGGCGTGCCTGATATTTTAGCTTGTGTCAATGGTTATTTCATTGGAATTGAAGTTAAATCTGACCATGGAGAACCTAGTGAGTTGCAAATGTATAGATGTAAACAAATTAGAGATGCGCATGGATTTGCTTATGTAGTTTATCCAAGCGGATTTGAAAAACTTAAATCAATAATTGATGATCTAAACCATGATTATTTTAATCGTGAAGATCCAATCATTATTAGATAGGAGGATTTTGATGGCGACACTTTATGAATTAACTAATGAGTTCATGGAATTGCTTGACATGTTAGAAGATCCAGAAATTGAAGAGCAAGTGGTTCTTGATACATTGGAAGGCATTGATTTTGAACTTGAGCTAAAAGCTGATGGTTATGCAAAAGTTATTAAAGAGCTTGAAGGTAGTATTGAAACTATTAAGGCAGAACAAACTAGACTTGCAAAAAAGAAAAGCACAATGGAAGCAAATATTGCAAGACTTAAAAATAATTTGCAAGATGCCATGGTTAAAACTGGCAAAACTAAATTTAAGACTGATTTATTTAGTTTCAATATTCAAAAAAATGGTGGTAAAGCACCAGTTATATTAGATGTGAAAGATACCTCAGAACTACCTGATGAACTAGTAAGAATTAAAGAAGAACCTGACATTGAAGCAATTAGAAAATTGATTGACGCAGGCAAATGTAAATATGCTCATTATGGTGAGCGAGGTGAATCACTTAGAATTAAATAGGAGGTTGTTTATGGGACAATTAGTATTCATACTTGGCCGTTCAGGCACAGGTAAAAGTTATTCAATGAGGAATTTTCCTCAAGACAAAATTGCGGTAATTAATGTGCAAGGTAAAATTTTACCATTTAGAGGTGCTGCAAAAATTGAGAGTACACCAACTGATAATAGTGCTCAAATTATCAAAGCTTTGGAGATCTATGCAAAAGATTATAAGTCAATAGTTATTGATGATTATCAATATACCATGGCGAATGAGTTCATGCGTAGATCTGCAGAACGTGGTTTTGATAAGTTTACAGAAATTGGTCGTCATGCCTGGGACATCGCAAACAAAGTTCGCGAACTTCCTGCAGATGTAATTGTTTACATTATGTGTCATGTTGATCGTGATGACGATGGTAATGAAAAGATCAAAACTATTGGTAAATTACTTGATGAAAAGATATGCCTTGAGGGTATGTCAACAATTGTTTTAAAAACAAATGTGACTGATGGTGAATATAGTTTCTTTACTCAAAATAATGGTAAAGACACAGTAAAAAGCCCAGCGGGCATGTTTCCAAGTTATGCAATAGAAAATGATCTTTATTATGTTGATCAAAAGATCAGAAATTACTATGAGCTTGGTGAATTTGTATCTGATGATCAGATCACAGCCATGGACCAGGAAGCAAAAAAAGATATTGAAAAAGAAGAAAAGCCAAAAAGAAGAAGTAGAAAAGCAGAAAAAGAAAAAGTGAATTTTGAAAATGGTGTGGCAATTGCAGAAGCTGCATCAGTTGAAGTTGAAGGTGATTCTTTTGAAGAAGTCATGGACCAGATCGAACCTGAAATTAAAGAACCACCAAAGCGCAAGCGCAGAACTGCAACAGCTGAACCAACTAATGTTGAGACACCTGAAACACCTATGGTTGAAACACCTGAAGAACCTAAAACTGAAGAAGCACCACGCCGTAAGCGTAGAAAAACAAACTAAGGAGGATTAAAAAATTATGGCAATTGATTTTAGTAAATTTGATAAGCAAGTAGATCTTAAAGCACTCAAAAATGAGGCTGAAGAAATTAAAAAGAATGGCGGAACTGGTAATTATCCAGAAATTGAAGCTGGTACTTATACTGGTAAAATTGAAAAACTTGACATCGGTGAAACTAAAGATGGTAAACCAATGTTAAAGGTTCAGTTTAGAATAACTGGTGAAGAACATAAGAATCAGTGTTTATTCATGAATAGAGTTTTATATGGAACTAAGAATGATGCGAATATGATCGCATCTGCAGTTGGCTGGTTAGAGACACTTGAACCTAGTGAAGAAATTACAGTTGCATTTGAAAGTTATAGCCAGTTCGCCGATCTTGTCATGGACATTGCGGAAGATGTCGCATCACTTGAATATGAGGTAGAATATGATCCAAATGCGTTTAATAATATTTCTATCACAGATGTATTTGAATAGAGACGCCATATGGCGCGTTTAAATAGCCTTTAATCGCATTTTTAATATTTTGATAGTAAAATATAAAGCTAAATATCAAAACATGGCTTAAAATGAAAATATGGGAGTGCGACAAACATTTGCACGTCCCATATTTTTTACTTGCAAGGAGGAAAAATGTTATGCTACAATTTTATGATTTTGAAGTATTTAAACATGATTGGCTAGTTGTAATTATTGATCCATGTAATAGATGTAAATCAGTAATTATTAACGATAGATCTAAACTTGAAGAATATTATAATATTCATGGTGATGAAATTTGGGTGGGTTATAATTCACAACACTATGATCAATACATATTAAAGTCTATTCTTGCCGGATTTAAACCTCAGGACATGAATGATTGGTTGATTAAGCAAGAGCGCCCAGGCTGGCAATTTTCAAGTACATTAAGAAATTTCAAGCTATATAATTTTGATGTTATGTTAAGAGCTGATCAAGGCGGATTAAAAAGACTTGAAGCTATGATGGGCCATAACATTAAAGAGACTAGTGTGCCATTTGATATTGACCGAAAATTGACAGATGATGAGATCAAAGATGTTGTGAAATATTGTACTCATGATGTTGAAGAAACTATTGAAGTTTTCTTAGCTAGAAAATCTGAGTTTGACGCAAGCATGGGCTTAATCAAAATTTTTAACTTGCCGATGGCAGCAATATCAAAAACCAAAGCCAAACTAGTTGCTGATATTTGTGGTGGCATGGGTAAGAAATTTGATGATGAATTTGATTTTACAATTGTTGATACCTTGAAACTTAATAAATATCAATTTATAGCTGATTGGTATAAACAAGATATAAATAAAGATTATGAAAAAACACAAATAGTCATGGTTGAAAATATACCTCACACATTCGCCTGGGGCGGCCTGCATGGTGCATCAGGTAAAATCATTGAAAAAAAGAAACGTGATGGATCAATTATAAGAAAAGTTGAAAACATACCATATTGTGATGAGGGTATTTTTTACATGTGCGATGTTAATGCTTATTATCCAAGTTTACAGCTTAAATATAAATTTGGTTATCGTAACATGGCTAAACCTGAGAACTTTGAAAAAATACATAAAGAAAACTTAAGACTAAAAACTATTGATAAAGTCGCAAGACTACCATATAAGATTGCTGACAATTCAATTTCTGGTCAGCTTAAAGATAAACAAAGCAAATTATATGATCCTAGATCAAATAATGAAATTTGTGTTAATGGTCAATTATTACTTTTGGATCTGATCGAAAAACTTTGTGCAAATAAGAATATAAAGTTGATTCAATCTAATACTGATGGTATATTGATCAAGTTAAATAGTTATGATGATTTTGAATTTTTAGATGACACAGTTTATGAATGGGAATGCCGTACTGGCATGACCATGGAATTTGATGAATTTAAGTATATCTATCAAAAAGATGTAAATAATTACGTCGCAGTTACATGTGATGGTAAATATAAAACCAAAGGTGGTTGGACCAAATCAAGCAATGCATTAGATGATGAATTGCCAATCATAAAAGATGCGTTGCTCAATTACATGGTCAATAAAGTTTACCCTGAGCAAACTATTATGGAATGCCAAGACTTGAAGAAATTTCAAAAGGTAAATAAGATCAGTGCTAAGTTTAAATATATATTGCATGGTCAAAAGAAACTAAATGATAAAACAGTAAGATCTTTTGCAAGCAATAGGCCTAGTGACCATGGTCTTTTTCAAGTTAGTGCAAGAACTAATAAAGCTGGCAAATTAACTGGTACAGCAGATCATTGCTTTGTAGTTAATGATGAAGTTAATGGTAAAGAGTGCCCAAGTTATTTGGACCGTTCATGGTATATTGATTTGGCTTATGATAGATTAAGACAATACGGGGTGGAGGTGTGATATGCGTACAGGCAGACCAGTTAAAAATTTATTAGGTAAAAAATTTAATCATTGGGAGGTTTTAAATTTTTCATATATATGCTGCCATGGTAATGCAAAATGGGCGTGCCAATGTGATTTGTGTGGTATAGTTTATGATGTGAGATCTGATGCGTTACAAAGTGGTAGATCGACAAAATGTAGAAAATGTGCAGCAAAAGAGAGGGCTTATGGTTATGCGAGATCTGTTTAAAGGCTATGTGCCTACTAAAAATAAAGAATGCTTGATGAAATTTAAAGGTAAGTCATCAAGTGAACTTAAGACTTATAGACAAGTCAAAAACTTGCCTGAGTATGCTGGTATCTTGGCTGATAACACAATTTTAATTGATATTGATAATTATGAAGAATCTGAAAAATTAATGCAGATAGTTGAAGATCTACAATTAAGATGCCGAGTTTATGAAACCACTCGTGGTAAACATTTTTTGTTTGCTAATAATGATAGATGCGAAAAAAATAAAACTCATGCGAGGTTAGCTTGTGGTTTATATGCCGATATAAAACTCGGAAGCAGGACCAGTTATTCAATATTAAAATACAATGATAAAGAGCGCAGTATTATTTATGATATTTTTGACGATGAAGAATATGAAGTTGTACCAAAATGGTTACTGCCAGTTAATGCAAAATTAGACTTCTTAGATATGAAGCAAGGCGATGGCAGAAACCAAAGTTTATTTAATTACATATTAAATTTACAATCAAATGATTATTCAGATGATGAAGCTCGTGAGTGCATTAGGATAATTAATAAATATGTGTTATCTGATCCACTTGCTGATAGTGAGATCGAAACCATATTGCGTGATGATTCATTTAAGAAACCGGTGTTTTTTAAAAAGACTACTTTTCTTTTTGATAAGTTTGCAACTTTTATTAAAAATAATAATCATATCATTAAGATCAATGGTCAACTACATATTTATAGTGATGGTGTTTATAAAGTTGGTGATGATGCAATCCAGGCTGAGATGATAAAACATATACCTCAATTAAACATGGCCAAACGTCGTGAAGTTATTGCTTATCTAAAGTTATTAATTAAAAATAGTACAAACATTAGTCCAGCTCATTATATTGCATTTAAAAATGGAATTTATAACCTCGAGACAGGTGAACTTGAAGAATTTTCACCTAGTAAAATAATTACAAATAAAATAAATTTCAATTATAATCCAGATGCACATAGTGAGTTGCTTGACCGAACACTTGATAAGTTAGCTTGCCATGATAAAAACATTAGAATGTTATTGGAAGAAGCGGCCGGTTATTGTTTATACAGAAGAAATGAACTTAGAAAAGCATTCATATTAACTGGCGAACGTCGAAATGGTAAATCAACGTATTTGGCCATGATCGAAAACATGTTAGGCCGTGAAAATATCGCATCGTTAGATTTGAAAGAATTAGGTGATCGATTTAAGACTGCAGAATTATTTGGAAAGCTTGCGAACATCGGCGATGATATTGATGGCGATTTTATTGCAAGTCCTGGTATGTTTAAGAAATTAGTTTCTGGCAGTACAGTCAATGCAGAAAAAAAAGGCTCAGATCCATTTGAATTTTCAAACTATTCAAAGTTTTTATTTTCTGCAAATGAGATCCCAAGGATCAGAGATAAGACTGGTGCAGTAATTGATAGATTAGTTATTGTACCATTTAATGCAACATTTAGCAAAAGTGATCCAGATTATGATCCATTTATTAAATATAAATTATTGCAAGATGATTGCATGGAATATATGATCTTACTTGCAGTTGAAGGCTTAAAAAGAGTTTTAAAAGCTCAAGAGTTTACTAAATCTGAAAAAACTGCAAATGCTATCATGGAATATGAAGAAGAAAATAATCCAATATTGGTATTCTTTCAATCAATTGATGTTAGCATGGTTGAAAATGAACCGACTAACAACGTGTATAAAAAATATAAAGAATTTTGCATGGTTAACGGATTAGAAGAATTAAGCAATATTGCATTTAGTAAATTAATTAAGAAACATTTTAATTTAAAAATAATCGATAAAACAATCAAAGGTAAAAAATATAGATTATTTGTTAAGGAGGGCACAGATGAATAATTCAGAATTTAATAAGATAGTTGATAATCAACTTGATTTTTGCAAATCATTATTATGTAAAAAAGGTGAAGAATACGATTCAGATACAAATGATCGTTTTCATTCATTCAAGGTTGCCGCAGCATTACAAAATGAAACACCAATGCAAGCATTAGCTGGTATGATGGCTAAACACACAGTAAGTATTTATGATCTAATTAAAGATGATAGTCATAATTTGGCCATATGGACCGAGAAGATCACAGATCATATTAATTACTTACTTTTATTAGAAGGGCTTGTTATAAGCGAAATAAACGCGTCTGAGGAGGTAAAATGTCATGGTGAGTAATTATGAAAAACAATATATGGATAATTTAATCAATATTTATAAATATGGTGTAAAAGAAAAGAATGAAAGAACTGGGATTATGACTAGACGAATACCGTCTAGTATGATCATGGTTGATCTTGAGAGAGAGTTCCCAATTTTACTTAGTAAAAAAGTTAATTGGAAAACTGCATTGAATGAATTATTATGGATCTATCAAAAACAATCAAATAGAACTTCTGAGTTAAATAGTCATATCTGGGATCCATGGACCGGTGAAGATGGAACGATAGGTAAATCATATGGTTATCAAGTTGGTGCACCCGTTAAAGCTAAGTCAAAAGAGTATGATAATCAAATCCAATACATTATTGATACATTGCAAAATGATCCAAGCTCAAGGCAAGCTGTAGTTGACATTTGGGAACCTGAAGAACTTGGTGAAATGAATTTGGTACCTTGCTGTTATTCGTCTGTTTGGAATGTCATTGATGGTAGATTAAATTGCATGTTAGTTCAGAGATCTGCAGATTATCCAGTAGGTGTTCCATTTGATACAACTGAGCATGCAATTTTAGTTCATATGATCGCAAGACATTTGGGTGTTCGCCCAGGCATTTTGACTCATGTCATGGCTGATAGTCATATTTATGAATCACAAATTGAAGGTGTTGAAACTCAGATCGGTCAATATCATAGAGCTATAATCACAAGCAAGTGTTTACCATTACTTGTATTTGATAAATATGCACCTGAGAATTTTTGGCAAATTAAAGAAGAACATATCAAGATAATAAATTATGAGCCAATGCCTTTTATTAAATTTGATGTTGCAATTTAGGAGGTTGAAAATGAAGAAAAAATTTAAAATTTATTTTAAGTGTGCTTGCTGTCGTGGTAATTTTTATTTTACCACTGGCTTTAAGCATAAAAGTAGCATGGGCATTAGTTATTATATTTGTAAAGAATGTGAGGTTGAACCAAAAAATGAGTGAATTTAGTGATGCATTAAATAAGCAAAATAATTTAATTGATAAGTATAGATTATTTGATAAAAAAGGTTGTCCACTAATTGATGTTAAACAATCTTTAAGACGAGCACTTATTTATTATTTTACTGAACTGATCGGTTATGAAATTATTAATGATAATTTAATTTGTTTTAATAGGTTATTATGGCTTAATGATGATCATGATCTTATTAAATCACAATTTCAAAGAAGCAGGTGATAACATGAAAGTAGAAAATGAAGATAAAGAACTTATTTGTTGCGCAGTATTCATGGCCATTTATTTTGCATTATTAGCAATAATAATGGTGGCTGATATTAATAAAACAGATGGCCCAAGCTGTGATATTGAGAGAATTACTGATCTTGATGATGGTAAAGAATATAAAGTTTTTAGACAAAAATCTAATGGTAAAATAATAAAAATTGAGGAGTGTGATTAAATAATAAATGAATAAATATAAAATTTTAGATGAATGCTGTTATACTTGTAAACATTATGATGGTACTAATTGCAGCATATTGAATTTTGAATCTAGTGAAGATTTTATTTGTGATTTTTTTAAAAGAAAAAATAGTGGAGCTTTCAGAAGAAAATGGAGAAAAGCAAAAAAGGAGCGATTTGATGAATTGTAGTGAATGCAAATATAAATATATAATTCACCCTAAATATGGCAATATTGAAAATAGTAAATTTGTTATATGTTCATTTAAACCAAAATTAAAAAATCACATTAATAGTAAGCCTAAATGGTGTTCTATAAAATGTAATAAGGAGGTCACAGAAAAATAATGAAAAAAATTATATCTATAGAAGTTGGATTTTTAATGGTTAATGATATTTTTTATTGCGATGGTCAAAGGTATAGAATATTAGGATTAGGTGATAAAGAAATAAATAATGTTAGATGTGTAAATTTAGAAACCAATAGAATAGAATGGTTTGATGTGAGCTCAGAGGTGGAGGTATTAGAAGAATGAAAATAGTAATTGATATTGATGATGAGCAGGTGCTTTTTGATATAAAAAATCGAGGTCTTGAGGGTGAAAGTGAAACGGATAAAGTAATAATAAATGCACTATATAATGGCAAATCACTTCCAAAAGGACACGGAAGATTGATTGATGCTGATGCTTTAGATATAACAACAATCACGACAGATGATTATAGTGGTAATGAGATTTTAGATGTGATTTTGAAAGAAGATATTGATGATGCTTCAACAATTATCGGAGCAAGTAATGAAAGTGAGGTAGATGAATGACAAGAGATTTAACGAACATAGCAAAACCATGTCCTATGTGCGGTTCTAAAAGAATTTATATGCCATTTCCTAAAATAGATGTTTTGTATAGTGTACAAATCCAGTGTGCTGACTGTGGACTTAAAGGATTTAAGAATGTATGTAAAGATGTTGATATTGATGAAGCGATGGAGAGAACAATTGAATATTGGAATACAAGAGTATGAAACGAATCATAGATGCAGATAAGGAGAGTGATTAAATGCAAGAATTAACTACATATCAATTATTTTGTAAAATAAGAGGTGAAACAAGCATAGAACCTGTAGGCTCAACATATGCTGATGAACACAAGATAATTGCTCAAAGTGAAACCCATGAATTGGCAAGTTATTTAATAGAGGAAGTAGCAAATGTTGCTCAAACAAAAGGCAATGAATACTCCATAGAAAAAGCAAGAAACTATGCTATCAAATGGCTTAAAGATATAAGAAATTATATAGATGAAATTATAGAGGAGAATGATACAGATGAAAATAGTAATTGATATACCCGAAGAAGTATATAACAGTATTAAAAGTAACGAAGAAATTATAAAATATATTACTAAAGATGGTAGAGGTTCAAACCAATTACAAGGTTCTTTAGCAATAATAAATGGCACGATACTCCCAGAGGGACACGGAAGATTGATTGATGCTGATGAATTGATAAAACAGTTAGAAGCTACGGCAAACATTGAATGGAATATGCAAGTTGGCTCAAGCAAAGGCTTGATAGATGCAATAGATATTGTTGATGATATACCAACAATAATTGAAGCAGACGACGGGGAGAGTGATTAAATGACAATAGAACAAGCGATAAAAGAATTAAACAAACTTATACCGAACAATCCTGATTATAGTGATAAAAATATTGCATTAACAAAAGCAATAGCAAGTCTTGAGGCGTGGAATAAAGTTACTGATGAATTAGAAGAGTATAAAATAATAGGCTCACAAATGGAGTGTTTTGGAACGACAGAAGAAAATGCAAAAGAATATATACCAATAGATATAACCCTTGAAATTATAAATAAACATTTAAAGGGGAGTGATTAAATGACAAGAGAAGAACTCAAAGAGCATTGTGAAAGACAGATACAACAGTTTGAGCGAGTTGAGAAAATAATGCCTGTAACTCCAAATAGCTGGAAAAGATATGAAGAACACAAGTTGATATTAGAGTTGTTAGAACAAGAGCCTTGCGAGGATGTGATAGACAGAGCCGAAGCTATGACGGAAATAATGATGTTTGCAGGAAATGTGAAATCCGATGAAGAAGATATTTATATAAAAGTATCGGATGCGGTGCAGTTGTTAAGAGATTTGCCATCCGTAACGGCACAGTCCAAAAAGGGACATTGGATAAAAATAGGAGCATATCAAGGTAAGTGTTCTTACTGCAATAATTGTGTTATTGATGAAGATGAAAATTTTGGCGATTATTGTAGACATTGTGGAAGTGATATGAGAGGTGATGAATAATGAAAATATTAGATGAAAGAAATTATAAGTGTAAACAAGTTGCTACATTAAAAACAGGTGATACGTTTTGGTATCAAGATGAATTGCACATAGTAATAGATGATGGAAATTCACCGAATAAAGTGAAAACAGTTGTATTGAGTTGTGGAATGGTTGACTATATATTTGATGATATATTAGTAACGCCTGTTGATGTGGAATGTAAAATTGTAAAGTAGGTGATTAAATGGTAAAAAGTAAAGAAGCTAGAAAAGCACTTAAAACACTTTATAAATTTTGCATGGAGAGAGATTGCAGCGAATGCATGTTAAATGAAACACATAAGGTGATCAATGGTGAAGAATTTTCGGTATGTGCGTTGGCACGCTCAAATCCAACTATGTATGATGAAATAATAAAGATGATCGAGGAGGTTAAAAAAGATGTATCAAATAATAATTAAGATGAAAGATGGCCGAAAAATAAAACATGAAGCAAAAGTTTTTAAAATACATAATTATGTTGATGCAAAAAACCTTATCCAAATAGAATTATCTGAAGATGAATCAATTTATAATTTACATTATAAAAATTATACATATGTAAAAGAAGATATAAAAAATATTAAGATCAAGGAGATTATTAAAGATGAAAATTAAAATTATCGATTTTGGGTACAAAAAATTGCCTTTTAGAGCTCATGAAAATGATGCAGGTGCAGATGTGCACGCATGCTTAGATGGTCCAGTTGAATTAAAACCGGGCGAAACAATTAAGATTCCATTAGGCTTAGGCTTAGAATTGCCAGATGGTTTTATGGGTTGTATTTTTCCTAGGTCTGGTCTATCTAGCAAAGGTTTGGTTTGCGAGTTGCCGCCGATCGATTCAGGTTATCGTGGCGAGATTCATGCGATCTTTCATAATGGTTCAAATAATTATTTTACGATTAACGATGGTGATCGCGTCGGTCAGCTCGTGATCATGCCTATTGTAATAGCAGATTTTGTCACAGAAACTGGCACTCAAAGAGGTGACGCGGCATTTATGTCAACTGGCATTTAAGAGCATTTGGTTTACATAATATATTTTTGTGATCGTGATATGGGTGATAATTTTTGCTCATGCCACGTTACACAAATGTGACTCAATGTCACAACATATGTCACATGGATATGCGACGTGTCAAAAAAGTCAAGATAAAGTCAAGATAAAGTCAAGATGAGCTCGGAAACTTTATAGTCATCTTGAATTGGTTCAAAGTATTGCGGTTACTGGCTTTTCATGGAAACTATTTTAAAAAGTCAAGATAAGTCAAGATAAAAGTTAGGTTTATATAGTGTTGTAAAAAAATTTTTTCATTTTTTAATATATATAGTATAGACTTTTTTATATTTATTTTGACTTAAAAAACTGCACAGGAGAGCCCCAAAGCCTTGCGGTCGCTAGCTTTTTTGATCAAAAAGATCAAAAATCCATCTTGACTTTATCTTGACTTATCTTGACTTTTTCAATTTTTGCTGTTAAATTGCACAGGAAATTAAAATTTGAAAGGAGAGCTCATGGACGATATAAAAACCATAATTAATGACACTGTTAATTCAACTGTTTTAAAAATGAAAATGGCTGGTCTTTTGAAAGATAATCGAAAAACTGCCATGGAAAAATTAGAAGAACTTTTGCGCAATTATCCAATATTTAAAGAGATCACTGATCAAGAATATACGGTCAAGTTAGTTGGCAAGGTTAATAAGGCGCTTGAAAAAATTTCTGACGATCCATATTATGATGTGATAAAATTATTTTATTTTGAAAATAAAAGCCGTGAATTTATTGCGCTTGAGTATGGTTGTACAGAAACAACTATCAGTAGAAATAAAACAAGATTGCTTAATGAGATCAAACCGATGCTATTTTCTGATGATGTGATCTATGAATTGTTTTTGTAATTTGATCATCAAGGTCTCAATTCTATCATTTGAATGAAAATGATAGAGTTGAGATCTTTTTTATTTAACTTTTGGTTGAGATCTTTTTTATTTGACTTTTAAGGCTTGTTTATATGGTTAGCTTAATATTTTATCGAGTAAATATAGAAAATGCGATTAAGGGCTTGTTTTGTGCGTCTGAGGGCTATATATGCGTTTATGATTATCGCGAAAATATTATTTAGATGTCACAATGTATGTCACACGGTGCGCATGTTAAACATAATCAATTTATGATATAATGATAATATCAATAATAGGAGGTAATTATCATGAAGATTGATTGGAAACGAAAACTAACATCAAGAAAATTATGGCTATCGGTTGCATCATTTGTATCGATGTTCATGGTTTACTTTGGCGCAGCAGAATCTGAAGCATCTCAAGTTGCTGCATTGATCATGGCTGGTGCAACGGTAATTGGTTATGTTATCGGCGAGGGGTTAGCCGATAGCAATGCAAGTATAAATAATTTAGACAGTAACACGGACACAGCAATGAAAGATGATGAGGTAAAATAAATGAGTGCACCAACAGCAACAGTTATAGTTGGTTGTTTATCACTTGTAGGATCATTGATGGGATCATGGTCAGGCATGAAATTAACAGCCTACAGAATTGAACAACTTGAAAAAAAAGTTGATAAGCATAATAATTTTGCTGAAAGAATACCAGTAGTTGAAGAGCAAATAAAAGTGATCAACCATAGATTAGATGATTTGGAGCGAGATTAGTATGGAAGAACCTAAGATTAATGAAAAACT